CTGAAACCGCCCCTCCCGCTCCGGGTAACGCCACGACCCACTCCGTCAGGCCACGGATCGTGTCGACGGCGTCCGGCTCGTGCGGGCCGCTCCGGACGTAGGCACCGAAGAATGGGACGGCGCGCGCCAAGCGTTCGATCGTGGATTCCGGCGATAATGCCGAAATCCCGGTCTCTTGCAGCTCTGGCGGGGGTGTCGCGGGTTCGTAGCGCGTCGGAGATTGCTCAGGTCGATTTGCTCCGATCGCCTGGAACTTCTCGGCTAAGACGTCGCCGATGGTTTTCAACAAGGCAGGATGACCACCCGTACCCGGTTCGGACTCGAATCGCGTAGGCGGTTGATCGGGTCGACCGGCACCGATTTCTGAAACGCTCGTTCGCAGTCGCTGGAAGACATCTTGCGGTGTCGGCATCGCCTCCGGCCCTGGGAGATTCTCCGCAAATGTGCGTTCCTCCTCCTCCCTGCGTTCGAGGAATGTGCGATTGCCCGTGATCTTGCGAACCAGCGCGCCGGTCTGCTCCTCGTCGAGATCCGCTGGAATCCGGATTGCCCCGATCCCTTCGACGCGAATCTCGCGGAAGTTGCCTATGGGCGGTGATACTGGCATGGATTACCGAATCCGATTTCCCGCCGCATCGTAGTAGGGAACATCCGCCTGCGGGGATTCGTTGCCGGTGACGTTCATAGCCTCCAGAAAGGCTTGCCGCACTCCCTCGTGGGCGCTGATCGTCACGCCCGCTCGGCGCTGCTCCTGGAGGATGCGCGCGGCGCGCGCCTTGACGTTCCGAGCATCGCCAGCCGTCTTTGGATCTCCAAAGCGCATGAGCTCTTGCGTCAGCGGGCTACGGATGCCACTGAACGCTTTGTCAACCTCGCGAGAAATCAGGTTTTCGTCCGCTGTCGACACAAGCGGTTTGCTCATTTTGTCGGTTTTCGGCTTCTCTTTCTCAAGCGTGCCGGCAAGCCGCCTCTCTTCCGGGCTAAGAGGTTGACCCGCCAGGATCTTTGCCTGCGCGATCTCCTTGGGAGACATCTGCTTGGGCTGGTCGAAGCTTTGAACCTGCGCCACGATCGGCCCACGGTCCGCAAAGGTCGATTGCTGCACCTCTGCGATCCCCTGTTCAACCAGCGGCGCCGGGAATCCCATCTGCCCGGCCATCTGGTAGGCGCGGACCATGTACTGCTGGGCGGCCGGCCACTTGTCCGGCGAATCCGCCCACAGCGCCGCGCGACCTCCGGCTGTCACGAGCCTTCGCGCCATGTCCTGAGCCTGGGCGTTCTGGGCCATGAGGAGGTTTTGCTGGGTAACCTGGCGGTTGAACGCATTGGTTCGCTCCGCCTCACGGGCACCGCGGCGTGCCAACCCGAGGTTGGCTCCCGCGATAAAGGCATTGGCCAGATCCGCCATCAGACCGACCCCCCATAGTAGGGCCACGGATTGTATGGGGGAGCCAGTGCGTTATAGGGACCAGGGGCGGCCGTCGGCATCGGCGGACGCAAGGCGTTCCCAGCGCCGGCACCGGCCGCTGCCCCTGGCGCTCCCCCGAAATACGTTCCCGCTGCGAGCAGTGCGAGCTGGACCGGCGTTAACTTCGCCTCGCCGACATTCGCGTACCCCGTGGCTCGCGCATTTCCGGCACCGATCAGAAGATTGCCGATATTCGCCCCCGTGGTCAGCGCCGTTTGTCCTTGCTGACTCGCCGTGGTCTGCCCGACGCCGGACAGGCCCGCGAGGCGGTTCAGATAATTCCCGTACTGTCCGGAGGCATAGTTCTGGCCAAATCGCGTCAGCTCTTTCCCGGTACGGCCCGATAGAAGCCCTCCCCGTGCGGCTGCCGACCGCTCCAACGCCTTGGTTCCCTCGCCAAGCGGGAATGTGTACGCCGGGGTGCTGGTGAAGGCGTTGAAGCCCTCCGTCGGGGCCTGCAGCGCATTCTGCAGCTCACCCAACGCCTCGACACCCGCTTCCCGCCAGGGGGCTGTGAGTTCGAGCATCGTGTCAAATTGACGCTGCTGCTCGGCGATCGCCTCATTTGCGGCCCCAACCTGAGCTTTGGTGGCCTTCTTCGCCGCTTCGGCCTGGGTCTTCCCGGTAACGCCCCCGATAATGTTTTCACCGATCCCAAGGGGATCAATCGCAACCTTCGCAACCTTCTTGATGCTGTCGAAAAATCCCATTACACCCGTGCTCCTACGAGATACCGCGGGATCGGATCACTTACCCGGACGCGGAGGCTACGATCCCGCGTCACCCCGAGACGCCGCCATATGACCCGCATCTTGTACTCACCAATCTTGCCGAGAGACGCGAAAAAGTTGTTGCTCCAGGTATGCCCGCCATCGTCGGACCAGGAAAGGGACGCCTGGGGATCGCTACCCTGCCCTGTTGCCAGCCCGAGCCCCGTGTCAAAGAACAACTCCAGCTCGGGGATAAATAGATACCGCCCATCATTGTGCAGCCGCTTGGCGCGCCGCTCCGCCACGAGGGGGTTCCCTCCTTCGTCATAGACGTCCAGGGATTGCTCCCACAGCGTGCCATCCTCGTAGTCCCCAACGAGATGCTTGCCGAAGGCATAGACGTGGGTATTGCTGCGGTGGCGCGTGAGGCCCCAGCTATGGCGTTCATGCCAGAGCCCGGTGGCCGCATCGTAAGCCCATGTTTCGCCGCTCGTCGGGAAGGTGATCACGTAGAACCAATGCCCCGCTTCTCGGTAGCTGTAGGCGAACGCATCGGCCACGGTGGTGTACTTGCGCATGCGCTCTTCCAACCCATGGAAACTCACACGCCGCGGGGTGTACCCATCGGCCCGATACACCGTCGGCCCCTCCCCGTCGAGGCCGCCAAGCCAAAATAGTGTGTTGTCGACCTTGGCAATCGAGTGTGCGGCAGCGCACCCCTCCTCGATGAACACCGATGGATTGCGCTCGTAAGGAAAGTCCTGGTTACCGGAGTTATACCAGACCTCAATCGACGATTTCCCGAACAGCCACGGCTCCCTGTGATCACTGGCCAGGGCGATCAGATCATCCGGGTGCCCTTCTGCCGTGGCGAATTCGGTCGCGTCGACACTCGTGCCATCATAGGCCGCGGTAATCATGAACCGGCCCGTGCCCGGCACGCTGAATAGAAAGTACCCATCCTGGAACACGACCGTGTCCGCACCCGGGAAATCCGGATCCGAGATCGTCACCAGACCGCCTGCGACCGTGTAGATATACCCAGTGGGACCGCCCGCGATCATGATCTGCGTCCCGTTCGTCGCCATGGACGGTCTGGCGTTCGCGAGCACGATCGGCCCGATCAGGGTCGCGGTACCATCGCTCTCTACCTGGTAGAACTCGGCGCCGGAGATCACATAGACCATCGCGCCCATCTTGATTGCGCCGCGGTGTGGTCCGCTCCCAACGGTCGCAAAGCTCGTCAGACCAGGCGACCCGCGTAGGGCGATCACATAGCGGCCATCCGGATCGAGCTCCGGGATCCAGTTGATGGACCGCTCATCCAGATAGCGTGACGACCAGCTATCCTTGGAACCGCCGAGGAAATTGATCGCTGGCATCTACCATCCCTGATCAATGTCGAAATATTGCCGGGTCGAGCCGTGAAAATCAGTTTGCGCAATCTTCGCTCGATTTGCGGCATTCCGCGCAAGAAGCGCCATCTTCGCCGTTTTCGCCGTCTCATAGAGCATCGGCGTGGGATTGCGCTCGTACTCCGGTGCGAGCAGGAGCGCCAGATTCGACCGGACGGCCAGAAGCGTCTCATCCGGCAGGGTGACGGCCTCGGTCAAGGCTGTGAATCGCTGCAGCGGCACGAGCGCCACATAGTAAAACGTGTCTGCCGCGCTCGCTGGCTTGTCGAATTGCAGCGTGCCGTCGGGCGCGGTCGGGTTGTACCACGCCATCGTCGGACGATCGCTCGTCTGTTTATCCGCAAGCTGCGCCCATCTGCGCGAATCGACGATCGCGACGGGATAGTCTGTCGTCCCCTCGCGAATGAACGCTTCGAGGATCTCAATGGGCCGGGGATTGGACCAATCCTCCGAGCCCGACTGGCCTATCAGGTACAGACTCTGACCGCCCACGAGTGCGCCGGAGTTGGTCGTGGTGGCCGTGATCGTCAGCCCCTCCAGCCCCCAGGCCGCAAGCATGTCGTTGAGGGACACCAGCCCATCGGCACCCTCTGCCGCCGTCGGCGCCTCACCGGAAGCAAGCGCGCCGATCAAACGACGCGCGCTCTTGTAGAGATCAAGCGCCGTCGTCGCCATCGTCCTGAGCCTTCTCCAGCTCTTCTAGCTGCGCCCGGAGGTGATCGATCGAACGGCGCTGATCGGCACGCCCGCCCAGGGCTTCGATTGCCGTGGCAAGGTCGCTCTTCTCCTGCTTTTCCGGGTCGATCGGTGCCGGCGGCGCGGCCGTCGGTCTCCATGGAGGCGGTGGTGCACCAGCGCCCGCCTCATCCACCTCGAACATCTTCACGACACCATCCGGTGTCTGGTATGCCCGCTTCATCGTTACCCCTTGGCTGCGGCGACGGTCGCATCCGGCCGTGCCCAGAAAACGAGGAACCCTGCCTCGGAAGCGGCATTCACCGCGCCCGCCGTCGGGTTGACCACCTTCACTGCAATGGTGTCTTTCGCCGAGACCCTGGCATCACACAAAGCGATCCCTGCCTCGAGCGACGGCTTGCTCACCGCGACGAAGTCCCCGACCTCGACGCCCGGGCATTCGAACGTCTCCTCTTCCGTCGTGATTGTGGCCACGCTTCCGAGATCGACGGTGACCGTTGCAATCCCCATGGCCTGAATGTTTCCTCCGATAATCCCTGAACTCATGGCGTTGCCTTTCTGAAAGGGAGGGGGCCGAAGCCCCACTCCCTTGTTGAATGATGGAGGTTAACTCCAGATCCGAACCGCGCCCTCGGGATACGGTACCGCATACCCGAACACGACGTCCCACCGCGCCTTGTTCTCGCGCTCGTCGATGTTGTACTGCGTCGAGAAGTTCAAGATGCAGCCGCTTTCCTCGTCCGTTTCGGTGTAGCTCTCCGCGCCCGGCGTATCGTCGTCGAGCGGGATGCAACCGAACATAAACGCCGACTTGTGGTAGGCCAGGTTCTGCGGTGACGTGTCCGCAGTCGCCGAGGTTCCACCACCGACGCCGGAGTCCGCATCACCCGTCCCGGCGAAGTTCACGACGGCCCCGTCCTGGATGTGCGCATTGATGTTCTGGAATGCGCCTGAATCCTGGAGGCTGTGCTTGCCGCCCAGGGCGTAGGGATCGAGACTGACGGCGGTGACGACGGAAGCCTCCACCTCGTCACACACAAACTGCTTGAGGCGGCCCGTGGACGCACGGGTTCGCGGGTTCACGTTGAAGACGGGCTTGGTTCCCGCCACGCCGACCGTGAACACGTCGCCAATGGCCAGAGCGCCCGCTCCGGTGTCCATGTCGACATGGACGTCATCATCGACGCTCACGCCATTGGTCAGGGTGGCTGTGTTCACCGTCCCTGTGGTGTGATTCGCGATGTTGGCCGTCGAATACACCTGGCCAAATCCATAGACCTCGTCGCCGACCTCGCCGGTCTCGAACTGCCGGCGAATCCGATCCTGCGAGTTGAACAGGCCCTTGAGGCCATTGACCAGCGACGCGCCGGCCATCGGGTTCAGCGCGCAGAACAGTGAATTGGAATCCCGCGAGAACCCGTTCTCGATCAGGATGGCCCGCGCGGTGAGCAAGTCCAGCGCGGTCGACGGAGGGGTGCCCACCGTGCCGATGGAGTTGGCGACCTTGTAGTAATAGGCCAGACCCGCCGCATCGACATGATTGTAGATCTCCTCCATTTGCGGCACGAGGAATCGCTCGCGGTAATCGTCGATGTCGGTCGCGAGTTCCAGGTGGGTGAACGATGTATCGACGCCCGCAACATCGATCGTGAACGGCACCTGCGTTTCCAGGCTCGCCTGGTACGACGCGGTGAGCGTGCCGCTGCGGATGGTGTAACGCGGAGGCTTGCGCAGGTAGATCGTGGTCCCCGCCTTCATCCCCTTTTTGTTCCAAAGGTTGTCGCTCTTGCGGGGCTTGCTGCACGTTTTCGCAAACTGGGTTCCATTGGTTAGAACATCCAGCCCTTCGCGCGTGATCGAGGTGATGGTTAACAGTGTGTTTGATGCTGATGCAGCCATTGCTTACTCCTTACCGCCTCTTTGCCGCCCGCTGCGCGCGTCGTTTTTCGCGCCAGACCTGGAAGGAATCCGAATCCCTGGGGATCCGGTCGCCACCAGTGGCGCCTGAAACCGGGGTGAACGGCTGGGAGGATCGTGTTTGATTGGCAGGAGGAGGCGGCCCGGGCCGGTCATCGGTCGGATTCGCGGCTGGGGGTGCGCTTCTTTCCGCACCGCCCCCAGCCGCAATTTCCGCCTCCAGTCGTCCCAGCTCACGCGCGAGAGCCCTCGGGTTGTCCAGGGCTTTGAACACGCGGGCAGCAGCATCCGCATCCTGGCCGAGGTGCATCGCAATCTGTGCGCCCGTCTCCATTTCGGCCAGCGACAGTTGCACCTCGTCGGTGAATAGCCCCGCCTGAACGGCGGGGAGCACCGCTCGAGCGAACGCCTCGGGACTGCCGGCAACGACGGCCCCGAGTGCAGAGACCCTTTCGCCGGCCGCCTGTACTTCGGGCGATGCCGCTGGGGACTCCTGCTGTGTGGATGCTGCCTCCGGTTGCGTGTACTGCGCTTTGGCGACGAGGTGCGCCTCCAAAGCCTCCTCGAACTCTTCGGTCGAATCGAAATCGTTGATCTTCGGCCGGGGCGGCACCAATGCGGTCCCCTCCAGTCGAGCGATTCGCTCCTCAAGCTCGCGTGTTCGACTCTCGGCGGCCTCTCGGGCACGTCGTTCCTCGTGCTTCTGCGCGGTGAGCTGATCGATCCGCTTCCGGTAGCCCTTTGCGGGCTCTTCCTTCGGCGTCTCGGTGGTCGCTTCGGATGACTCCGAAGCAGGCGCGGTCTCTTCCCCCGCGTCGGTCGTGGCCGCTGGTACCGCGACGTTCGGTTCTGGCGTCTCGTCAGGCGCCGCAGCGTTGGTGTCCAAATCAGTCATCGGTGGCGTTCTCCTTGGCCAGGCGTGCCTTCCTGCGGGCACGAAGTTCCTCGCTCCGCACAATCTTCCGGCGGAATGTCCTCTCGTACATGCGTCGATGATGGCGCCGTTGCCGCTCGTTCATCGGATGGCCCAGCTCCTCCTCCCGCCGAAAGGTGCGGTCAATGGCGGCCTTGAGCTCTCGCTCGGTCGAGATCGAGAGGCGGGTCGCATGTTCAACTGCAGGGTGCAGGCGATCGTCAATCATCTAAATCCTCGGGATCGTTGTCGCATCGGCACTACGCTCGATCGCGGTGAGCTCGCGGGTCGTGGCATCAAAGCGGAAGTCTGCGTCGCGTTCCGTCAGCGGTGGCTCCTCGGTGCGGTCCAGCACGGCACCCAGAATCGTGCGAATCTGCACAGGCGTAACCTCGTCCAGAAACGAAATCGGGCCAAACCCACGGATAAACACGATTTTCATGGCGTCATCTGCTTCGCGGTGCGCATCGCGGCAAGCAGCCCATTGATCTTGGGCTTGAGGATTGTGTTCTGGCTGTTGAACACAAACGAGATCGCGACCGAAAACAGGTTCACGACCTGCCGCAGCCCCTCGTAATCGACGCGGATCTCTTCCAGAAACGTGTTGGTCCTGGACACCTTGGGAGTGACCTCCGCTTCATAGGTCCGCACCTCGCCCAACCGCGTCTTCATCTCGTTGGCCAGCGCCCTCGCTTCGCCGGCGCGGGTCTTGAGCTCGTTCGCCAACGTGCGCGCCTCGACGGCACGCGTTCGCAGGTCATCGGTCAGCGTCTTTGCCTCCACCGCCCGTGCGCGCAGGTCCACCGTTAGCGTGCGCGATTCACCGGCCCGCGTCTTGAGCTCGTTCGTGAGGGTGAGATTTTCGCCGGCGCGGGTCT